TAAACATCTCTTGGTTCTAATCCTAATAATTTCATTTCCAATATCCTTTCATTTTGTGTAATGATTGTATCCCTTGTTTTTGAAACTCACCCTGCCAATATTCCTCAGTTGATGGAACAAATAGAGGTCTCGCAGGTTGTCCTTTTCTTCCATATTCAAGCCATGTGGCATATTGAGCTACATCCACCGAATGTCCTCTATCTCCTTTTCCAAACCAAGATGTTCCCCCCACTACCATTCCAACTTCAATTCCCCCCATCCATCCGCCTTTTACCTTAAAAGCAGCAATCCTCTGAATGAGATTATTAAACAAAGCCCAAAACTCTCTTCCTGACCTTCCATAATGTTTTTTCCACTCCTTATATCTTGGATTCAAAGGAGCATACCCACTGGCATATTTTTGGGTGCTTATATTTCCTACAACTAAATTAGAAAATGCAACAGCGTTTCTATATGGCAGATCATTCTTCTCTCTCTTCACATGGGCACTAATCCCATTCAAAGCAGCAAAATATCTTTTAAGATGAAGTTGATTAAATCTTACAAACTTATTTAAAGCCATGTTCACACACCCATCCATTTAATATTTTTTCATATTCAATAGCATCCTCAGTCCGAAAAGGCGCAGCATGTAATCTTATATTGCTCCTAAATATTCTGGGATACCAGTCTGCTGTCTTAGCCAAATAATTCTTTTTATAAAGGACAAGAGCATTATTACCAATTGTCATCAAAAATGTTTTCAAGTTCTTTTTAATAGCTTTGTCGATATACTCATTATCAAGAAAGACTCCATACCATGGCGCTGTCTTGTCCGTTGAATTTATATCAGCATAAGTATTGACAAAAGATACAGAACTTACACAATCTTTGGGGAAGGACACAACAGTACTGGCTCCTCCCGAGTTCTTTTTAAATGAAGGCAGAATAAATAAATGCATTTTCATGTTACATGTCTCCCATCTATTCTTATAGGTTCGCCCTTGGGCAACGGAACTGCTCTTACTAAAGCAGTGTTGCAAACAGGGCAATTGAAACTCTCTCTTCTTTCTTTTGTTATGTCAAACTTACACTTACATTTTGGGCATTTTGTCCGTACATTAGCCATGACATACTCCTTATGTCTGGTATCTAACTGACAGCATACTCATTATGCCGTAGTAGTTGTGGTACTACTCGTGGTTGTGGAAGTCGTGGGACCAACATCTTCTCCGATGTCAAGAACATCCACATTATTGTACCGTCTTCTCTTGACGGTTTCAACTCGATAAAATTCGCTCGATGATACTCTGATTCTATCCAATACTTGAGCGCCATAAGAACTTGGAAGATAAAGCTCATAATTTCCAATTCCAATTAAACCAAGCTCTTCGTTTGTATCCAAGTCAATTCCAAACATAGGAACTGAAATAAGGGCTTTTGCTCGTGTTTTAATTGGAGTCCATATGGTTCTCATCTGCAATGTATTGACATCCCGCACATTAGACGGTCTCAAAACATCAATGAGAACATTTGTTTTATAAAGAACAGATTCATATTTTATTACTGCATTCTCAAATAAAGCTGGTGTACTGTTCATAATGATATAACAATCTTCTGTTATAACAAACTGAATTATATCACCAGAAACTGCTTTTGTATCATGGGACAATGCAGCTTCAAGGAAATACTCCCGGATGAAGGGCTTTGTTACTTGAGCATTTGGTTTATATGTAAGATATTCACCGGTAACATTTCCTGAATCTCTAAGAACCAGATACTTGACACCAACTTCAGCCAATACTTCTTTTATATCGGGACCAATTGTCATTAATCTGAATCTCCGCCCGGAGTAAATACAACCTTGACATCATCATGGTAAGAAATGTCTTTACCTGTAATTGGGTCGTAATTAAATCCGGCATCAACTTTCGTGCCAAACATCTCATATGCCTCTGCATTCGCAAATTCATTTGGGAAGCTTTCTTGAGCTTCAGCAAAGTCCAAATCCATCTTTTTAATTATCTTATCATAATGGTCAAATCTATGCTGTAAGTTTATCTGCTCATACTTAAATTTACTGGCACTCTCAGTGAATAAATAAAAAAACAGATGCCGCTTGGCTCTGTTTTTCATCCACATAATTTTAAAATCCGTGGCAACTGGGAATGTCCATCCTGTTTCTCTGCTTGCATCATCACAAGCATTGGAATAGTCATCCCCACCTATGTAAGTACTCAAGCCTTTGACCTCTTCTTCGATCTTTTCTTCCATTTCTGATTTGGTCATTTCTTTTTCCTTAATTTAAGTTGTACTTTTGGTTTAAGTTTTAGATTTGCTTTCTTTTCCACCTTCATTGTGGTCGTAGTTGTTGCTTTTTTTAATTTCTTTTTTGAGACAGGGACGGGTTTAATTTTAATATCCCGTCCCTGTTTCAATACTTTAACAGTCCCGGTCATTTTTTCTATTTCAGTCAAAATGACCTCAGGAATTGGGGCACTGAGAACAGTGCCCTTATCCCAAACTGTTTGTCCTGCTTTTAATGCTTTAAGCATAATTACTTTTTCGATTTTCATGTCGATTGTCTCCCTATACTGCTTATTACGCAGTCGTTGTGGTAGTAGTTGAACTACATGAAGTAGAAGTTGCCGGTACATCACCAGCAGCATACTTCTTCACAACATCCAAAATGTACATGGCGTCACGATTATAAAGGATGGGAATACCTTTGTCCTGTACCCTGATATAAACTCCTTCAGGGTCCCATTCCTCATGTTTGTCGGTGTACTGTCCGTAATGTCTTCCGAGACCGAACGGAGCTTCTTTGTACTCGGCAATGGGCTGTGCATCAACGTTAGTGGCTATCATAACGAATTTATCATCCGGTATGAAAGCTTTGCCCATAGTTATATAATCCTTGCTTGCTCTGTACGCAGATGTAACACCCTGAGACAGTTGAATCAAATTTGTCTCAGTTGTAATGGCAGCAATATGACGATCTTCCCAAACTCTCGTTCCTGAATTGAAAAGTCGAATCACATTCCCTGCTTCAAAATCAGAAACATCATTAACCTCAATGTAAGACTGTCCAACGGAAACGGCGGAAGTAACCCACGCTCGTACCTCATATCGCTCATCATAAATGACAAGATTCGGAATGTCCAGAAGGGCACCCAAAACTTTCGGATTAACCCCAATTATGCTATGAAGATTTCCTTTGTAAAGTCCACCGTCGCCAAAAGCATTCTTTTGGAGAATGCCTCTCAGAGCAGTATCATTAGCAAGGAGCTTCAGAACTGTAGAGTTACAGATTGCAAGGTCAACAAGACCACCACAATCATCCGAAATCTTTTTCTTGCCGTCCTGAATGTTGCCGATAATATCTCTGCTTGCACCATCAGACCAGTTGTAAGCATCTGCAAGCTCAACTTTGTGGTCAGACGGAATCTGGTAATCAACATCAATTTTAACTCCACCCTTTAAGGCGTATTCAAAACTTCCATTGAAAAGCATTTGGGCAAACATCCATTCTTTTCTTCGGTTTGAACGGTTTGAAAGCAAGGCGAGTTCCCTTGCCAAAGTTGCAGCAGCACTTTGATGAGCCGCTTCGTCCCCCGGTTTTCTCAGGTTATTAAGAAACTCTTCGTCAAAATGCATTTTCTCTTTCCAATAGGCTGCTTCAGCACTGTGTTGAGCAACACCGTGTGGTGATGTCAACGGAGCAGGCGCTCCAGGCGGAACGAAAGGAGTCATACCCCTACCGCCTCTTTGACTTTCCCACAAAATCGTGCTCGATGGGGAAGCTGAAGAACCAAATATATTCATTAGTATCAGATTCGGAGGTGACATAAAGGTAGTCAAAAACTTCTGCAATACCTCTAACCTCAGAATCGGAATGTCGCTTGAACCTCGTGGCATAGAAATCACCTCCTCTATTTAATTAGTACATACTGACCATAACTAACCCCGGACAAATCGGAAAGTGCCGCAGAGTCAACATTAGTCAACATGCCGTTGTAGAGAGTACAATTGCTGATAATCATTGTAGCAAGAGCACCCTTTGCGTTTACACCAGTACCAGTATCTACAGACTTCTCAAGGATTCCTACACAGGTAGTGTATCCTTCGACAGCGAGATAAGCAAAACGGGCAGTCGTGAAACTGGTGCCGCCTGTCGCAGTAGTTACCGTGATTGCCGCTCTGTTTGTATAAGTAGTGCGGTCAATGGCTGTGATAGCACCCAAATTCTCAGCAGCGGTTGTATCGTCTTCAATGAAAACGTCATCTCCCACCTCAAATTTGTAACTATCTTCAAGGGTCGTATACAAGATGGAAGCAGTGGTCCCTGAATCCGTTACCAAATGGGCAGCACCCGGACGGAAGAGTATTCCATCTGGTACAGCACTTGGGTCATAAGGAAAGTTTTTTCCTATCTGACCAGCAGCAGAGCCGTTTAAGGCAATAGCAGTTCCTTGTTCTAACACACCATAACCTGCCATGATTGTTATAGGAACTTTTAAAGCTGCCATTGGGTCGGAGTAATACAGAGTCTTGTAATCATCTTGATGACCATAAATAATCTGTGGTATATCTCTTGGCATAAAATCACCTCCTATTATAAATTATTTTGTTAGTGACCGTTTTATTCGGTCTCTTTTTTTAAAGGTTCCTGTCCAACGAGCTTACGCAGTTTGTTGACATCTCCATCAACGCTTTCCTGTTTCTCTTCAGACAGTTCGTCGTTTTCATCAACGGATTTTTCAGTGAACCCAGCACCGATAACTTTGGAGGTGGCTCCCTTATCAATCCAATCCTGAATTTCGGCTTCAATAGCCGTCCCAAACGCCTCGACATCAAGAACTCCCTTTTCAGTAAATTTAGCGTGAGTTACATGCGGTCGAATTTTGACATACATGGACTCAGCCAGTTCACTGGCAGCAAGTTTCTCTGTCCAGACAGCATCAGCAGAAACTTTCAACTCTCTATCATCCCGAAGAGCATCTTTTTTCTCAAGACCAAGAACACGGCCAGTCATTTTCTCGTTTGTGTCCTTCTCTTTTACCAACTGTTTCTTCAAGTCAGCATTCTCCTGAGTCAATTCAGATACCTGTTTCGCAGATTCGATGTCAACTTGTTTCTTGACTTTGAGTTCAAGTTCGTCTGCCATTTCTGGATACTTCTCAATCATTTCTTTAAGTGTCATTTGATTCACCTCCTTTGTTTTCTTTCTGAGTTTAAGTTTTGGTTTTTCTGCCGCTTCCAAAACGGTTTCATTCATATCAATATCAACCTCTTCCCTTGAAAAGGCTGTTGCAGCCGTTTTACTGTCCCATCCGAATACACATACAGATGCTTCTTTGAACTCACACTCTCGCCATACAGAAGCGGGACCTCTGAGAGTGAATCCGTTAACTTCAACGGATGCTCCCTCCTCAAGCCGCTCAACCACTGTTGGATGTGCATAAATAGAACACTGATAAGGAAACCCATCAGCAGACAGCTTTTGAAACTCGTTACTTGCTTCTGTATCAACAAACTGTGTTTTGTCTGGGTTAATTTCGAGTTTTCCATCTATAATGGGGTCTTTGGAAAAAGCAATTTTCTGGCTTGTATCATGGTCTGCAAGTATCGGAAACTTGCCTTTTGAAAACTTGATGCCTTTCAAATCAATTGCCAGATTATCCCAGTACCAGTGATCTTTAATAACCCCCCCACTATAAGCTACCATCTTTAATTTTGGCTTTTTTTCCTTTCCTTCACCAAAGTATTCAGTTAAAGCATGACAGCCTTCCCCTGTCTCTACTATCCTCAATGCTCCTCTTGGGACTTTCGTTTCCATTTCTCCTTGCTCCTTGTTAAAGTTACTTAGTTGCTGCGGGCTTTGGTTTAGGCTTTGCTTTGGGTTTTTCTCCCTCAGTGCCTTCTTGAACCGTTTCCGCATCCACACCCATCTCATAAACGAGTTCGGGATATTTATCATCTTCAGTTGCCTTGATAAGTCTCTGTCTCGCATACCCACCAATTCCAAGTCGTTTAGCAACCTCAGTATTAGATATTCCTACTTGTTCAGCTACGGGACCGTGTTTGACCCCAAGTAGTCCTCTTGCTCTTCCTTCAAAGTCAATAGTTTCAGACACAGGAAAGGAAAAATCAAGCAACTCCTCTGGTCTATATTTTACATTGCTAAATATAGGTTCTTTGTTTTTACTGAATCCAACCGCTTCCTTTTTCTTAAATATAGCAGGAAAGTTACTAACCGTAGATTTCAGAAAGAACACAGAACCCCAAAAGTCGTGTTGCAGCCATCTTTGAAAATAAGCAATCTCATCGGCTGTCCTATCTGACATGGGACCCCTTGAAGCCTTCACAGAAGCATACGTTCCTTTATTACTTCCTGTAAGAACATCATCAGGCTCATTGAGTCCACTTGCAACCATTTGTAAGATGTCTGTGTCTTGTTCCTTTATAGATGTTAAATTCGGATTTTTTACTTCGAGAGAAATGCCGGGAGGAAGAATTAAAGAGCCTCCGGGTGTTTTCTTTGACATGATTCCTGTCTTTCTCTTGTCTTCCTTTGACATAGCTAACCACAATCTATATGCTTTTGCATCCTCTATAGTGAAAACCCACAAATATGACCCTGACGACTTCTTATGGTCAATTTCATACTTCTTAAGGTTCTCATAATGATTTATCCACTCAATTGTTGTGCGTAGGTAAGATACTGCTCTCCTTGTTACGAAGCCTTTATCAAAAGCGACAACAAACTGGTTATATCCTTTAAAATTCTTCTTGAACACCTGTTTTCTGCTCTTACTTTGTCCGACTGAATATCCTTTAAAATGCTTTGATTCTGCTGCAACTTGGAGTAATTCGGGGTATCTTGCAACAAAAATACTCGGAATTTTTATTTTTTCGCCATTTTTTTCTTTCAAAAGGTAAAAAAGCGGCATTATCGTCTTATTTGGGTGAAAAATGATTCCTGTATCGTCATCTCCCGCATTATCTAACATTGCCGGGTCTAAAAAGTCAACTTCTACAAATCCCGTAACGTGGCAGGTCAAAATAAGGAATAACTCGCCCTCAATGTTCATTCTGCCCACATATTTAGGCCAAAAGTTATACAAACGGTTTCTTGGGTCGAGTTCTATTTCTTTAACTGCTTGGTGAATGTCGAAAAACTCAGAAGTGGTCTCAAATCCAAGTCCTGTGAGTCTTCCCACAAGACCTCGTACAGATGTGTTTACATGTGGATTTTTGTGGAACTTACGAAAGCACTCAGCTTGTAATACCTGTTGAGTTAGGGCTGTCTCTTCCTTTCCTACTCCAATAGAAGGTGTGAACCCATCTTCGTCCCTTACTTGCCCTTGTTCAGTTCCATATTGCCAAGGCATTGAAAACTGTATGTGTTGCAATGCCTCATCTGGTATTTTTTCTAATTCTTCGAGCACCTTTTCAAAATCCATAAAATTCTCCTTTAATAAAAGACGCCTTATATTAATTATTTTGTTTTGTCAAGTCTTTTTTTAGGCTATTTAAAATTGTTCTTTCTTTATGCATAGTTACCCAACAATCCTTTTTCTGGCACATAGGCTCCAAAAAATAATTTTCCGCCTCTCGCTCTGAAGTCGTCAACTCCCATCAATCTTCCGCCATAAAGTCCCCAAGCATCAGCAAAAATAAAATCATCCTGTATTCCGTACTTCTCAAATTTCTCAACACTACCAAACCACTTCTTATCCATGTCGTGAGTGAAGACTTCCATTTCTTCATCCCTGATATCATCTTTCTTGGAACCTTTTATTGCAAGTTCAGGACACTTCCATCGACCTTCATTTACCGCTATCAAAAGTTCTTTGAGTGCTTCCTTCTGTCGTTCATAGTTAGGATATATTGGCTCGAATCCAATTCCCCTATCTTTGCACCAGTTTTCCATATCCCACATCCTATAGCGTTCACCACACAGTGTATCAATCCCATCAAACTCATCGTGCATCGTTTCAAGTATCTCTTTTGTCTTATCCATAGAATGGTCTGAAATCATTGCAACGTGTAATTTGAAATAAACATATTTTGGTGCTGTCTCATCTGAAAATGTGAATTGTGTCGAACGGCTTCTCGGAAGTCCCTTTGCAGTAAAAGTAACAACAGTTCTGGCGAGTCCACGCACAGCAAGAGGGTCACCAAAGTCGAGTCCTGCAAGTATAGCCCAATCCGTATCCAATAAGTTCCCTAAGCCTTCCAAGTCCTTTATAGTGGCTCTTGTGTTTTCGTTAAATACATTTTTCAGTGAATAGATGGTATCCAATGGCACCATCTTATCCATTAAAGCATCTATCTTAGTTTGTGTTTCAATAACGCCATCCGCAAAGCTTTTTCCTTTGTCCTTTAAATCTCCGGCAACATCAATAAGATGGTTCTTTTTCTTGAGCAGTTCCAACATTTTTTCGGTATTCATTAACTCCCCATCAACCGAAATAAGTTTAGTTGCCTCAATTGCCTCATCTGAGAATATCCTTTGAGTTCCCGCAGACCACAAATTAAGAAAGTATCGCTCATAATCACCAAAAGGAAATTTAGCTTTATAGTCCGATAACTGCGTTGCCGTCATATTCTGATTCCAATAGTCCTTCAAATCTCCTGTTTTGGAACATCTGTATGAAAAATAGACTTTCTTAGTCTTTCCTTTCAAGGCATTTTCATAAAGACTATAAAGGATATGCGTTTTTTCTGATACTGTGGAGTCGATCACTCCGAGAGAGTTGGGAATGTTACGAATGGAACCATCAAGCTGAGTGAAGAACTTGGGATTCTTCATGTCAAAGATTTCCGAGAATGTGTATCCGGTAATGTTAGATACAATACCAGTAAAAGATGAAATAGAACGAATTAGGGAACGAACGTTGCCTTCATCATCTTTAATACGAATTTCCTTTTCCTGTAAGTTTCTCTTGCCTCCAACCACTTTAAGTAGATTTGGGGAAAACAAAATTAAGTCCCTTATAATATCAAAGTGAACAAACTTGATTTGGTCCCTTGAATTAGCTCCGAGCATGATTTGTTGTTTAGGCCAATTAAAAAATTTCCATAGCTGTATGAGACACGCAAGCAAACTCTTCCCTTCTCCACGCATCCAACACAAAACAATGTTAGAATAAAGGAACCGATTGTTTTTCATTTCGAGAGCTTCTTTTAAAATGACATGCTGTGACTCCCATATATATTTGTAGGATTTGCCAGATTCAGGGTTGATTGTGTCCGGCAGTTCTGACATTGGATAGTATGTAGCAATGTCCGAACCTTCTGGATAGATAGGAACCCAAACATTCTCATTACACCACGCAATCATCCCTTCTCCACCATTACGATATCGTTCCAAATTACTACTAACATCTCCTGAAGATGTCTTTACTATGGGTTTCTTTTTCCTGAGAGCTTTCTTTCTGAGCTTTAATATTGGCTTCGCCATGTTACCCCTTCTTCTGTTGTGCAAAGATTATTTCCAGTTTCTTGATTATGGTATCATATTCCGATTTCCACTCTTTCCATTTCTGAATGGCATTTCGAGGCCAAGTTCTTTTGTCCTCACCATATCTATCCTCATATGCCCACATCCTGTTCTGCAAGTCCTTTGCCCTTATCTCAAGGAACTTATAACTTGTTTCCATGGTAAGCTCTTGCAACTCTGAAGACTTGGCAAAGTATCCTACCGCCCCAAATCCTGCACCAAATATAACGATCAAAGAAACAACTATGCCAATTATTGTCTGATATTTTTTAAGCATTTCTCTTTCCCTCCTCTTCTAATAGCCATGCAGCTATTAAACAAGATTGATACCAATAACGATAAGTGTTCGTTATATTCTTTATTTGTTCCTGACTCATATCAGGAATTTTAAAGTTCCCAGATTCTATCTCGGTACACATCTTATCGTTTTCTCCTGCCATTTCCCTTAATCGAAGAATTGCCTGTTCGTGTTTCACTATCCCACCTCCTTCTGAACAACCTTAAACTTTGGTTGTTCTTGTACCTCTATCCTCTTATATGCCGCCGCCTCTAATTGACTGTGATACGAATCAGTCGATTTTGCATTCACCTTCATATCTGCCAACCCTAACGTTTTCCACTGTAGATCAATTGTACGGATGGTTTCTCTTATTTCCTTATAGATGGGGTCAATCTTTGGATTACCTTTGTTATCCTCAAAATTAGGAGTACTCAATGACGCTTCATACACACATTGTTTAGCGTATTGAACATATAAGGGCATCAGATGTAGACCGATACGATTGCGGAGTGCATTGTTAAGTTGTTTTCCGTAATTGTTTAAGATATTCAACGCTGCACTTTTTACTATCCCAGCAACCACGTGGCATTTGTTTCCTCTCTTAACAAAATCACACCGTTGCCGGATAGGACATCGTTGATCGGTGCAGTATGGAATTGGTTCCCACGAGAATAGACTTTTTTGCCCTTCATCCTTCCCTCTTCTTGTGGAAAGAGTCCCAAACTTTTGCTCGTATTGCTGTGTCAGTTTTACCTCGTTTGACATGATTCACTCCTTGATTGTTGATTGATGTTTTTGGCTCCTAATACATCACTTATTATTAAAGGTCAAGTATTTTTTGATTGGTGTCAGTTTGTGACTCGTATCCAATAGTTTTTGAGTTGGTATTGAAAAAAGTTTCAAACGGAAAAAAATTTTGTGGTCGAGTCTCAGTACGAACGCTGCGAGTAGTACATTGTATGACTTTTCGAGGGGGCTCAATGTCTGATAACATATATTATGTTAACTATGACTTGATAAGTATATTTAATCATACATCTATGTAGTGTATGAGTGTACCGTTGCACTATAATATACATGTATACTTATTCATTATCATATCACTATATCATATGACTATGTGCATTCATGTATACAGCAGGCATCAAT